TGTCGCGACGGCGCCGACCCCGACGGCGATGACGACGTGGCCCGTCTTCCCGTTGACGGAATAGACATAGGCGTCGCCCCCCTCCGGCGGCGGGCCGGAGGGGGTGTGGTCGGCGAGGTCGACGGGCCCATCGGCGGCGGGGGCGGTGATGGTGAGGTCGTATCGGCAGGTCCCGCCCACCTCCACCCGCACGAGGTAGGCGAACGGGGTGGGCACGAGCTGGGGGGCGTCGGTCGCAGGAAGCTCGACGGCGACCCGGCCGGCGCTGTCGAGCGGCACCCGGATCGGACCGGCGATGACCAGGTCGAGGGAGGGGGCGACGAGCCGCCCCGGCTCGGGGGTGATGGTGACGGCGCCGGTGGCCGGGGTGCCGTCGAGCGTCATCCACTGGCCGGTCACCTCCACCGTGGGGATGCCGTCGGGCAGGGCGAGGATGGAGGTGCCGGTCACGGTGGTCAGCTCTCCCCTCCGCGGCGGCGGACGCCCTCCAGCTTGCGCTGGGCCCACGCGCAGAACGCGGTGCCCGCGCCGACGAGGGCGGCGGTGCCGACGGTGGCGAGGTCGAGAGTGTCGCCGGAGCTGATGAGCTGGTACGCGCCGGTCACCGCGCCAGTGACGACGGTGACGGCGGCGGCCTGGGCGAGGGTGCGCAGCGCCCGCGCGCGGGCGTCGGCGCGGACCTCCGCCGCGGTGCCGGGAACAGGGGTCGGGGACTCGTGCATGGTTCCTCCGGACATGAGGAAGCCCCGGCCGTGTGGGCCGGGGCTCGAGGTGGGACGGTTACTTACTTCACGGCCTTGATGAACTGGCACATGATCTGCTTCGCGGCCGCGCCGGTGACCACCGCGCCCGACTCCTGCCGCGACCCCTCCGCCCGGCGCGCGGCGAGCACGGCCGCCGAGGTCTTCGGCCCGTAGTCGCCATCGATCTTGCCGAGCTTGTGCCCGGCGAACGTCAGCAGCTCCTGCAGGTACTTGACCCGCTCGCCCGAGTCGCCCTGCCGCAGTCCCACCATGTCGTCCTCCATTCCTCCGGCCGCGGCGATGCCCCACGGCTGTGTGCTGTCGTAGGGGCCCGTCGACCGGCCGTCCGGCCCGGTACCGACGGACACGTGCATGTGCGAGCTGTGCGGGTTCGACCCGCCGTAGTGGCGCCACCCCTCGGAGGCGCGGGCGCGCGACCAGATGCGGCGGTTGAAGATGAGGTACTTCAGCGCCGGGTGGCCGGACCGTCGGAGCTGGTCCGCCAGCTCCGCCATGTCGGCGCCGGCGCCGGGGTCGTGGGTGATGTCGATCGCGCACACCACCCCGGCCGCGTTGGGGTTGTGGTCGGACGCGGATGCGCGGTGCGCGGCGTCGCCGATGCTGCCGTCCGACCGCTTCGAACGGTTCGGGGCGGCGGCGTTCACCTCGGCGCGCAGCGTCTCCAGGCTGCGCGCGAGTCTCCAGGCCATCGGGTCCTCCAGGGCATAGACGAAACCCCGGTCGCGGCGCGGCCGGGGCGGCGGTTCAGGGTGGTGGGGTGGCGGTACACGTCCACGCGGCGCCGCTGTCCGGCGGGTCCGGTGGTGTGCAGTACACGGTCTGCGGGGAGGTGCCGTCCGCGCCGTCCTGCCCGTCCGCCCCGTCGCGTCCGGGCGCACCGTCGGCGCCGTCACGGCCCGGCGGTCCGGCAGGCGGCGGGTGCTCCTCCAAATGGGCGGCGACCGCGTCGGCGATCTCCTCGCGCGTCGGCGCCCGCCCGTCCGCACCGGCCGGCGGCGGATTCTCGGCGAGGATCTGCTCGACGATCGCGGCGACCTCGGCTTCGGTGGGCGTCCGACCGTCCTCGCCGTCCTGCCCGTCGGCGCCGTCGCGGCCAGCAGCCGAGGTGCCCGTCGGCGACGGGAGCGGGGGCAGCGGGCCGGACGGCGACGGGGCCGGGGTAGGCGTCCCGCCGAGCGCTTCGACCTGCTCGGCCAGCTCTTGGCGGTGCTGGTCGCCGAGTGCGATGTGCGCGGACATGCGGATGGTGTAGGCGGCGACGGCGGCCACCGTCGCGGCGAGGAGGAGGAGCACGATGACGTAGCTGACGGCGCGGACCCGCAGGCGTATCCGGGGCAGCATCAGGCACCCCCGCGCAGGACGACGGCGAGCACGACGGCGACGATGAGCGGCGCGAGGAAGCTGGTGACGGCGGTCCACATCGTTTTGCGGTTGGCCTCCCGCAGCGTCAGGACCTCGGCGTCGATGCGCGCCATCCGCTCGAGGAGCCCGCGGCGGTCAGCGTCATACACCTCCCGCAGGACGTACTGGTCAAGCCGGGTCTGGAGGGCGACGAAATCGTCGCGGATGTCGCGCTGGTGGGCCTCGAGGAGGCGCCGCAGCTCCCCGATCGTCACCTCGTCCACATGGTCACCCGCCCTCCTCCGGGGCCTGCGATTCCGGCACCACGGACCCGTCGGGCAGGAGCACGCCGGCTTCGGCCGGCGCGTCCGGGTCGGGGGCCACGATGACGTCCGTGGGCGGCAGTGGTTCCGGCTCAGGCGGCGCGGGAGGTTCGGGGACAGGAACCGGTTCCGGCAGCGGCTCGGACACGGGGACCTCTCTTTCTAGCCGGGGTAGACGGGTGCGACCTCCGGGTCGGCGATCGGCTCGGTGGTGAGCCCGTTGTCGACGGGGCGGGCGGGGCGCTGCATGGGGCGGACGGTGAGGGTCATGGTCACGTTGGCGCCGCGGCCGTCCGCGCGGATGCCGAGCACCCGGAACAGGTGGTCCAGCATCGCGCCGGTGGAGTCGCGGACGCGGACGACGTCGCCGAGTTGCAGGCGCGGGTCGGGCAGGATCTGGATGCTGCCGGTGATCGGGAGCGGCCACGCCGTCCACGCCAGGACCCGTTCGGCGAGGTCCTCCGACACCTCGGCGAGCTGCACCCACGGGGAGGTGGAGACCTGGAGGGAGCGGTCGCCATAGCGGGCGATGCTGGCCGTGTCGGTGGCGACCTGGGCGCGGCCCGCCGCCGAGGTGACGTCCCACCGGGCGAGGGTCAGCGACGGGACCCCGCCGGACGTCGCGGTGTGCGCGGTCGCCGGGTCCACACCGCGGTTGTGGTAGACGATCTCCAACCCATCAGGGGTGTGGACCATCTCGGTTTCGACGGGCGCGAGTCCACCGGACGCGGTGAGGAACCGGACGCGGCTGGCGCCGGGGGTGCCAGTCCCGGCGGCCGAGTACGGCATCGGGGTAGGTGTCATCCACGCCCGCTGGGTGTCGTCCACGACGAAGCGGATCGTGCTGAGCGCGGGGATGGTGCGGGCGACCGTATCGGTCCAGTAGTCCTCAAGGGCGGGCACGCCGGGGGTGTCGTAGTGGGTGTGCGCGCAGCTCACCACGTTGGCGATGCCGTCGGCCTCCTCGGTGACGCCCACGTCGGCGAGGTCGCGGGCGGCGGTGACCACCCGGTCCGGCTGCACCTGCACGTCCGGGGCGAGGTAGTCGCGGCCGTGCGCGTGGAAGATGCCGTCCTCGTCGAATCCGAAGCTGAGCATCATGGCGTCCGCGAGGCTCTTGATCATGTCCCACCAGGACCCGGACACCTCCGGTGCGGCGCGCAGCCGGTAGGAGGTGACCGCCTCGTCGGTGAGCACGTGCGCGGTCTGCGCCCAGGGGGTGGTGACGGGGATCGTGCCGGACGCCCGCGCCACCCCGACGCACTCCATCGGCGCCCGGGACCGCGCGGTCACGGTGTGCAGCCACCCGTACACCGGTACAGCCCCCGTGTAGGTGGGGGTGGCGTACTGGCCGGAGGGCCCCGTCATCCACCCGCGCACCTGGATCGGTGTGGTCAGCGACCCCAGGATGATCTGGAAGGTCACCTTGACGCGGCCGGGGGTGCGCAGCCCGGACGTGACCGTCCACGCCGTCGACCCGCCGTCGACCGCGGCCGCCATAGTCCACGCGGCCGGGTCGAACGTGACTCGCACCGTGGTCGCCGTGCCGGTCTCACCCCCGCGCCACACCAGCTCCACGCTGGATGCCTCAGCGGTCCCGGTGTCTGGCACCCGGACCCACCAGTCCACCACCAGGGTGCCCTGCTGGGACAGGACGCGGCGCTGCGGCGCCCACGTGATCGCGTACCCCCCGGACGCGGTGGAGACCGGGCCGGCGGTCCACGGGGACCTCGCCCGGTTGAACCCGGTGATGCCCGACCTGGCGACGCGCATACCGATGTTCGCGTCGATGCCGCAGTTCATCGACGCGAACAGGATGGAACCCGGCCGCGGCGGCGGAGACGTGTAGATGCCCGACATCCGCAACGCGTGGTCGATGACCCACGGCGTCGACACGCCGACGGCCGTGGTGTCCATGACGGGCGGCAGCCACGCGGGACCGCGCAGCGTCTCGGCGCCGTCGAGCGCGGTGACGGCGGCGGTGCCCTCCTTCGCGGCAGCGTGGATGGTGGTGATCCGCCCGCGCATGGTCTGCTCGGTGTATCCGTCGAGTCCCCAGGCGAGGACGGCGGACTGGCCGGGGCGGGTGACGTCGGCCGTCCACCTCGGCGCCCATGGCGAGTAGCGTTGGGCGGCGGTGCGCCCGTCGGGCCCGACCAGCGTCGCACTGCACTTGGCGGCGGCGGCGCCGGTCGTGAACGCCACCTGGTCGGGCAACCCCGACGTGTAGCTGTGCTCGTACGTCCACGACTCGACCTGGTCGGCGACGTCCTTGCCGCCCAGCCGCAGCGACAGGTCATAGGAGCGCTGGCCGGCGGCGAGCGCGGCGGTCAGCTCGGGGCTACCGGGTCGCATCCGACCTCACCTCCACCAGGCTGATCGCGACGTCCCGGTACGGCCGGGGCGGCAGCGGCGTGTCCGTGTAGTCCGTCACGGCGTAGACGGGCGCGCCGGTGCCCAGCGCGGGGGCGGCCGGGGGCGGCCCGTAGGTGAGGCCGGCACTCCCGATGAGGCGCAGCCCCGTCCACGCGGTAGTGATGCGGGCCCGCGGCGACACGGTGACCGCCCCGTTCGGGGCATCCGCGGACACCACCCCGGACCCGGGCGTGCCCTCCGTGTAGCCGACGAGCACGCCGACCGCGTCGCGGAACTCGAGCCGCAGCGCCGTCACCGAGCGGATGGACGACAGGTTGGGGTTGCTGGTCAGCAGCAGGTGGACGGGCATGCCGGGCATGACCGGCCACCCGAGGTCCCGGTAGTAGGTGTGCAACCAGATGAGGGTGTCGCCGCCGGCGCCGTCGCGTACGCACGCGTGCCGGGCGGTGCCCGACATGCCGACCGCGACCTCCCCCACGCCCACCACCGTGTACAGGGTGTCGGTGGCGTCGACGGTGGTGCCGCCGGGCATCGGCCTCCCCCGCGACTGCTCCGCTCCCATGAGGTTGCGGGCGGCGGGTTCGATGGCGCAGACGGTGGTGTCGGCACCCCGGGCGGTGTAGGCGATCTCGGCGAGCACATCGGCGGTGTCGTCGTCCAACCGCTGCCACGCCCAGGTGGTGCGGCGCGGGGCGAGACGCGCCCGCGTGGTGGTGACCGCACCCGACAGCGACTCGAACTCGGAGACCCCCAGCGCGCGGGGGCGCTCCCAGGTGGCACCCTGGGTGATCGGCACCAACGCGCCGAGCGGTCCGATCCACAGGTCCCGCACGGCCGGCCCGGTGGCGGGCGGCAGCGGCGGGGGCGGCGGGGCAGGCTCCACCCACGTCAGCGGGACGGTGAGGGTCTGCGCCCCGTCGCTGTCGGTCCACGCGGCGGTGATCTGCCCCGTCTGCGGGCCCGGCGTGCCCGTCGGGGTCCGCTGCACCCAGATGGCCTGCACGTCGCTGTCGAGGTCGGCGATGACGATGGGGGCGGTCGACCAGGGCAGCGCCCCCGGGGTGGAAGTCGGCGAAGGGACGGACAGCGCCTGCGGCTCGGCCGAGTTCCACGAGCTAGGCGCGGTGGGGTCGAGAGCCCACACCAGGCCCGCCCCCGACAGGGTGAGGGTGATGTTGTACGAGATGCCGTTCGGGCCGTCGGTGTCGATGGCGATACACCGGAAATCGGGCACGTTGTACGCGGTGGCGAGGAGGTCGCCGCCGACCGCGGTGGAGGAGATGTAACCGCCCAGCGACTGGGTGGGGGTGGAGCCGTCGCCCCACCCCCGACCGATGTCCGGTGCTGTGAGCTGCACGTACACCGGCTGCTACCTCCTCGCTAGGGCGCGGTCGCCGCGCCGGGCGGCGCGCGCGATCTCCTCGGAATCCACCTGCACGATGACGTCGCCGCCGCCGGTGAGGCGTTCGAGCTGGCGCACCAGGGCGGTGATCATCTCGAGCTGCTCGGCGGGGCCGACCCGCCCCAGGGCGGAGGTGTCCACGGTGGGGCTCAGCGTCGGCGCCGCGGCCGCCAGGGCGAGCCGGTTCGACGCCTGGGCGACGAGGTGTTCCCCTTCGGCGATGCCGGCGGCGAGCATCTCGGCGATGGTGCGGCCGGCCTTGTCCATGGGGTGGGTGCGCAGCGGGCCGCGGCGTGCGGGGCTGAAAGGCCAGTAGCTGCGGACGTTGTCGGCGACGTTCGCCATCCGGTCGTACAGCCGGCCGACGGCGGCGTTGATCCCGTCCATGAGCCCGTAGATGAGGCTGAGCCCGGCGTTGCGGAGCCAGGACCGGGCGCCGCGGAAGAAGCCGATGACCCGTGACGGCAGGCTGGTGACGAAACGGACCGCGGTTGCGATCCCGGACTGTACGCCTCGGGCTAGGGCGAGGACGATGCCGAACACGCGCGACCGGGCCTCGGAGAAGGCGTCGCTGAGTCGGTCTCGGATACGCACGGCCAACCCGATGAGCCGGTCTCGCAGGTCGGTGACGGCGTCGACACCGCGGTCCCGCATGTCGCGCAGGTCGCCGACCACGTCGCCGACCATCTCGCCGACCTGCGTGCCGACCGACTCGGCGACCTCCCTAGCGGACTGCACCCAGGTGAAGAAGGCCGCGGCGGCCTGGAGGACCCAGATCACGAGGCCGGCCAGCCCCGCCAGCAGCGCGCCGACGCCGGCGATGACCAGCTCGAGGACGGGTTGCAGGTCGGCGATCGTGGTCGCCCACGCCCCGGTCTGCTCCGCGATCATGAGGAGGAGTTCCGGCAAGATCTCCATGACCGGCAAGAGCGCTTCGATGAGCGGCGGGAGCAGCGGGGCGAGCGCTTCGAGAAGCTGACCGAACGCCTCCGACAACTCGGGCAGGACGGGCGCGAGACCCTCGGCCAGCTCCTCCACGAGCGTCGCCAGGTGCGGGGCGAGGATGATCAGCGCGTCCGCCAGCGCCACCATGACGACCGCGGCGAGCTGCGCAAGAACCGGGAGCAGCGGCGCGAGCGCCACCATGATGTCGGACAGGGCGGTCGCGATGAGGTCGAGTGCCCCGGAGTCGACGAGCACGTCGACGGCGTCGCCGAGCGCGCCGACCACGGCGAGGATGCCGGGTTCGAGCTGGAGGAGCGCGGGGGCGAGCGCCTCGAGCGCCCGCGTCATCACCGGGCCGAGCGCCTGGGCGATGCGGCCGACGGCGGGGGCGAGGAGCCCGATGCCCGACAGCAGCGCGGCGAACACCGGTGACAGCGCGGCGGCGACGTCGCCGAGCCCGGTGAAGATGCCCTCGAGCGCGCGGGCTCCTTCGGTGGAGTTGACGAAGTCGTCCATCGCGCCGGTGAGCGCCTCGATGGTGCCGAGGATCCCGCCGTCACCCGCAGCGCTGAAAACGCCGCCGATGATGCCGCCGACGTTGGCGGCGATGTCGCCGAGCTGGGCCATCGTGTCGATGGCCGCGTCGATCCAGTCCGCGGCCTGCCCGGACTCGGCGACCTCGATCGCCCAGGACTGGAAGCGCTGCGACGCGATCGTGGCGGCCGCGCCGAGCTGCTCGACGTAGGGCAGGCCCACGCCACCGAGCGCGACCAGCCCGCCGAGGAGGTTGGGGATCGCGCCGGCGGCGTTGGCGATGGCCTGCGCCGTCGCGGAGAACAGCTCGGGCAGGAAGGCGAGGAAGGCCGGGGACTGGGCGAACGCCGCCACCCCGCGAGCCGCCACCCCGAGCGCGGCGGAGACCTTCGACAACCCGTCCTCGACGATGGGGAGGAGCGCGTCGCCGATCTGCTCAAGCTGGCCGACCAGCGGGAGGAAGAAGGTCTCTTGCGACATCTGCTGGAGGCGTTCCAGCTCCGGCCACAACGCCTGTAGCTCTTGGGCGACCGCGCGGGCCGCCGGCGACAGCGCGTCCAACGCCTCGGCGATGGCGTCGGCGTCGCCCGACGCGATCGCCGCGACCGCCTCCGAAACCCCCAGGGTCGCCACAGCGAGAGTGCCCATGGCGACGCCGGCCGCCGCGGCGGCGGCGGGCAGCGCGGCGGTGAGGCCGGCCAGCGGCGCCAGCGCGGCGCCGAGCTGAACGAGGGGGACGACGGCGGACGCCGCCCCGGCGGCGAGGGTGGACAGGCCGACCCCGGCGGCGAGGAACCCGCCGCCGCGCAGCCCGGCACCGGCCATGGCGCGTCCGAGCCCGGCGAGGGCGGCGGTCGCCCCCGCCAGGGCCGGCCGGTCGACCACGGGCCGGATGTCGACGGTGCGGTCGCGCACGAGCGCGCCGATCTGCTGGGCGGCCGCCCCCATCTGGAGGTCGACGGCGACAGTGACCGCCGACAGCATCCGCTCAAGGTCGGCGCGGACCCGGGCGGCGTCGCGGGCCAGCCCCGACACGTCGAGACGCGTGGGGATCGTGACGGTCAACGACCGCTCGAGCCGCTCCAGTTCGCCGACCAGGTCGCGGCGGAACCGGCTGGTGTCGGGGGCGACCCGCACGGACACGCGCCCGATGACGCGACCACCAGGACCGGCCACAGGGGGTCACCCCCTGCTCCGTGTCACCCGCCCGCGGGCGGCTCCTGAGGGAGGGGGATGGCGCCGGGCAGATCCGCGACCCGGCCGACCACCGGGGTCGTGGGGGCCGCCGCCCCGGGCCGCGGGTACGGGTCCGGGCGGAAGCGCGGGCCGGCGTGCACGCTCGTGTTCTCGCGCACCACGTCAACCAGGTCCGCCAGGACCAGGTTGGTTTTCGTGGGTGACTGCCACAGCCACAAGTCGGGCATGCCGCCGCCGGAGGCGACCCACCGGGATTCAGCGGGGAGGCCCTCGATCAGAGCCATGACCATGCGCGGCGTGTAGCTGGACCGGCCGGCCACGACGTCGACCAGGTCGACGCCGAGGGCGAGCAGGTCGTACAGCAGCGCCGAGCCGTGGTCATCGATCAGCTCTGCGAGGGCGGCGCTTCCCCCAACTGCACCGCCGCGGTGTACTCACGGGTCAGCTCGACGAGGGTGGCCAGGTCGCCGCCGATGGCCGCGAGGAGGCGCTTGCCCTGCGCCGGGGTCTTCGCCGCGAGGGTGATCATCTGCTCCATGCTGGCGACGACGGCGTCGAGGTCGGTGCCGCCGGCCGCGTTGGCGTCCTTGGTGGACGTGATCAGTTCGGACAGTTCGCCGCGGGCCTTCTTGGACAGGCGCAGCGGGGAGACGAGTTCGACGTCGCCGCCCGGCACCTCCACGAACAGGCTGTCGTACTTCTGCTTCGCGGCCTCTTGGACGTCGGCCAGGACGATCTTGGGCATGAGGGGACCTCCTCTACGGGACCTCCGGGGATGGGGCAGGCTGCACCCGGGGAGGTCCCGTCCGGGTGCAGCCTGGAACAGGGGTCAGCCAGCGCCGGCGGGGGTGCCGAGGGCGTCGTTGTAGATGCGGCCCAGGTCCGGGGTGCCCGGGTGGCTGAGGATGGTGTTGACCAGGGACCATTCGGTGATGCCGGTCGGACCGAACTGGGGGCCGTCGCCGCCGAGCACGCTGGCCATGGGGAACCACAGCGGCCACACCGCGGTCGAGTCCAGCAACACCAGGAGGAACGCCCGCTCCTGCGGGGTGGAGGTCTTGGGCATGCCGTAGTAGCCGGGCTGGGAGGTGTCGCCCCCGCCGAAGTACATGGTGAGGACGGTGTTGTCGATCTGGAGCGCGTTGACGGTCACCTGCCAGGTGATCGGCGCGACGGACTCCTTCAGCACGTCTTCCTGCCACGACCCGTACTGGGTGCGCTCCCCGCCGGACTTGGCGAGCGTCACGTTGTTCTCGCGGCTGGTGTGCCCGAGCTGCTCCCACACCCCGCCGGTGACGGTGATGTCCGTGCCGGCGCGCAGCACCTCGGGGGTGAGCTGGGCGATAGTGGGAGGCTCGACGCCGACGTCGGAGTACAGTCCGTACCCGCGGCCGGGCAACACGACCTGGTTGCCGTTGAGGGCCATGATCTTCTCCTTACGATGCCCGGGGCGGGCGGGTGGTGATCCGGTAAAACGCCTGGTATCGGTACATGCCGTGGTCGGCGAGTTCGGTGGGCAGCGCCACCGGCGCGTCCTCCTCGGCGAACCAGACGACCCCGCCGACACCGCCGAACTCGCCGCCGGACAGCGACGCGGCGTACAGGGCGTCGCGCGCCGCCTGCGCGGCGGCCTCCGACTCGGTGTCCGACGGCGCCCACGTCTGCACATCGACGAGCGCCACGTCGGCGAACTCGGGGTGCATGCTGGCGCCGCCGGCGCGGCGGGCGAGGCAGAACCGGTCGGGCATCGTGTCGGGCATGCGGGACCCGACGACGACCCCGGGCAGGGCGGGGCGGAGGACGGCGAGGAGGAGGGCGTCGACCCGCGGGAGCCGGCCGGGCTCAGCCACCGTTCATCCCGATCGCGCGGTGCAGCACGTACAGGCCGTCCATCCCGCCGTGCTCGGCGGTCGGCTCACGCCCGTACTCGATGCTGATGGCGGCCGGGTCGTCGAGGTTGACGTAGACGTCGCCGCGGTCGCCGCGCGCCTGGGTGACGGTGATCTCGGCGCTGCCGGTGTGGGTGTGGGCGGCGAGGAACAGGGTCGCGCGGTCGCCGATCTTCTCGCCGAACTCGCGCACCCCGGGGGCGGCCTCCCGCGCCGCCCACCTCTCCACGCCGTTGTAGACGGTGGCCACGGCGCACCTCCTAGCTGGTGGGGTGGTGAACCGCCCGCCACACCGACCCGTCGCGCACCACCGTCGGCGTGCACACGCACACGAGGGTGGTGGTGTGGGCGGCCGGGTCGTCGCCGGACGGCAGGGTGTGGACGGCGACGGTGATCGGCGTGCGGCGGCGGCGCAGCACCGCGTCCACGTGGGCGGTGCGCGGGCTCATCCCGTACAGGCGGGGCTCACCGACCACGTCGCACCACATGTCCTGATCGATCCACCGGACGAGCGCCCACGCGCCGAGCGGCGCGGTGCGGGCGATCGCCCGATAGGTGGTGGTGGTCTGCTGGCCGACGACGTCGACCTCGTCTGAGGTGATGGGCTGCACCGCCATCCGCACCCGCACCGGGGTCGGCGCGGGGCCGACGACCACGTTGCCGAGGTCGTCGGTGGTGGTGGTCTCGGGGTAGATGTCGAGCAGGTGCGGCCCGCGGTCGAGCAGGCTCACCGGGTCACCACCCGTCCCAGGTGCGGGTGATGCCGCGCCGCGGTCGGCGCAGGACAGGGGCGATGGTGCCGCGGCCCGGCGCGCGGACCCCGAGTTCCGCCCACTCGCTGGGGAGGATGCCGAGGTAGCCGCTGGCCACGGCTGAGTTCAGGAGGTAGGAGTAGTTGCCCTCCATCTCCTGCCGGTAGCCCTCGGGATTTTTCAGGACCCGGAGCACCGCGGTCGCCTCGACCTCGACGACCGTGTCGCGGAAGTCGGGGTCGGCGCACACCCGCGCGTCGAAGTCCTTGATGCGCCGGCGGATGCGCCGCTCAGCGTCCGCGAGAAGGGTCTCGGCGAGCTGCTGTTCGGCGGGGTCGAGGGGCCGGGCAATACGGTCTTGCACGTCGGTCACGGTCGCGTACGCCACGGCCCCTCCCCCGTCTACTCGTCGGCCTCGTCGTCGGAGACCAGGTCGATGAGGTCCTTCTTCGTCATGGCCTTGACTTCGGCCTCGTTGAGGTCCGCAACCGCGAGCACGTAGGCGACCCAGTCGTCCTTGGACGCGGCGACCCGGGGCCGCGGCGGCGGCGCGTCCTCGTCGCTGTGGTCCTGGCCGTCGGCGTCGTCGGTCTGCTCCGGCCCGTCGTCCTCGTCCTCCGGCCCCGGCCCCGGCGTCGGCATGAGGTGGCGGAACCGCGCCATGCCGTCGTCGTCGACCGGCTCGCCCCACGCCTTCGGGTTCGTGACCCCCGCGGGCACCGGGTCGCCGGGCGCGCACACCCGGCCACCCACGTGCACATACGCGCGCAACACGCGCCCCCCGCTCACGCGACGTCCGCGACGAACGTGAGGTCCGGGTTGGCGAGGATGGGCAGGCCGATCGCGGCCGCGTGCGTCCACAGCCCGATGGGGTCGAGCTTGCGCCAGTTGCCGACGACGATGCCGGGCTGCTCGCCCGCCGCCAGGCCGTAGCCCGGCTCCTGCGCCTCGAGAGTCAGCCCCATCAGGGTCGCGCCGAGGTCGGTGTCGCCACCCGCCGCGGGCAGGAAGATCACCCGGTCGTCGGGGATGACGCGGCGAGTCGTCCCGGCCGGGTCGACGAGCTGGGCGTCATAGATGGTGAACGGGGGCAGCCCGAACCCGGCGAACGCCGCGTTGATCTGGTCGATGTTGAGCAGGCTCACGCCGGTGTTGGCGCCGGACACCTGCCCGCGGAGCTGGTCGTTGCGCATGAGGAGGCTGACGATGCGCCGCGAGGTGAGGATCGCTCCGGGCATCTCCCCGTTCGACGCGAGGTAGGTCTCCGCCCACGCGAGCATGTCGTCCAGCGGGGTCGAGTTCGCCATGTCCGTCCAGGCGACCGCGGCGGTCACCTCGTGCGACGGCGACCGGGCGAAGTCCACCTCGGCCTGCACACCGTTCTCCGCGATGGTGACGGACCCGTTGACGAGGGCGTCGCCGCGGGCCAGCTCCATACGCGCCGAGATCTTGCGGGCCAAGGCCGCGGCGTCGCGGAACACCAGGTTGGTGATCTCGCCGGGCAAGTTCCGCATGCGGAGCTGCTCGTACTCGGTGAGGCGCAGCTTCTCGCCGATGGCCGGCAGTTCGCCGGTCACCCTGCTGACACCGGGCCGGTTACCGATCGGGGTCTCAGCGTCGTAGGCGCGGAAGGACGCGGCCTGCGTCAGCTCCGACGGCCCGCGGGAGAAGCGGAACTCGAGGTCGTTGATGGTCTGGTTCGGCAGCCACCGCGCCAGCGAGAACCGGTTCTCCTCCCGGTCCGCGAGGGACGCGCGGGCGAACCCGGTCAGCTCCGCCGGGGTGGCGTACTCAGTGATCAGTTCCATGGGTTCCCCCCTCTCAGGCGTAGATCACGAGGCAGGACGCCTCGGTGACGGTGGCGGGGTCGAACGCGACGGGCAGCCGGTCGACGACGACGCGGCCGTGGTCGAGGAGCGCCCCGACGACGTCGGTCGTGCCGTCGGCGGGCAGCGCGACGGACGTCAGCAGGAAACCGGCGAGCACCTCGGTGCCGTCGGTCCCGGCCGGGGTGAACGGGGCGTACAGTCCGGTCGCGGTGATCTGCCCCAGGGGCAGACCGGACGGGAAGTAGCCGTCGGGGGCGTGGGTGGCGGGGGTGAACGCGCTGACGTCGAGGGTGATCGACCGGCCCATGCTGGTGCCGTGGTCGGACCCCAGCCACGACGCGTCGTCCTGGCCCCAGGTCTCGGTCCTCAGGCTGAGGTCCATGGTGGGTTTTCCTTCTACTAGGTCTTGTTCTGCATCTGCCGGTACCGGTCGGCGCCGGCCGCGACGGTGCCCGTGCTCCCACCGGTGGACCCGCGGCCCTGCGACGGGT